ATAAACTTTTCAGCTTGAGACTCAACAAATTGACTGCCTAATGTACCTAAGAATGCGCCAAGGCCAAGAATAGCAAGCATATTTAGATCTGAAATCCAAATAAGAGCGCCACCAGCTCCAAGTGTTGTAAACCCATTTAAAATTGCACGTCCCAATACAACACGCAATGTTAATTTTTCAGTGCTAATGAGTACTTTTGCCATAGCAATTACTACTCCCATTAATATTAATTGAAGCGCCATCTTTTCATGCTCTTGCATGAGTCTCCCCCTAATTTCGGCAATAAAAAAACACCCGTTTGGGTGCTGTTATTTCTTCATTTCAATTACACTTAATGTTCTTGAAGTGATCATAAAAGTATTATTGGAACTAACATTCAGTGGAATGTTTACTCCCTCCTGTCGTGCAAAACCTGCTTTAAGTGTGTATGTGACATTACCAACTGTACTAATATCATCGATCGCAGAAACGATAACTGCTGTACCATTAAAATTGACATTAATATTACCTGTCTCGATGTTTGCACCTAACGAACCTCTGCCAATTAAGGACCCGTTTCTATATATTGAAATATAAAAAGATGCCATAGCTCTGTCATTCGCAGCAATTGGCTTGCCTCTCCCATCACCAACACTAAAAGCTCCAAAAGATGGTGTGCAAATATTTACTGAAGCATCAAGTCTAACTTTACCCCCACTTCTATTAAGCGTTACTTGAAGAAGTGTTCCTATATGCTCCTCCCATGCTGATAAGTGATTACTGAAATCGTTATTAGGTAAACCACCGGTTGAGCCACCAGAAAAAGTATTGATAGTTTTGATATCAATTGCTTTTACACCTATTGGTACCGTTACTGCTTCATCTTTAATTTTTAAAGTATCAATTGCGCCATCTTCAATATTCGCAGTTTTGACTTTAATTGTCCCCAAGTCTGCACTAATAACGCTTAAGTTTTCAGCCCAGATTCGATTGGCATTGATATATCCAAAACTACCATTATCGACATACAAACCACGCGGAATAACAGTACCGTTTGGCAAAGTCACAGGCTTATTTTGCAATGTCATTAAGGGTTTTGGCTCAATACCATCTATACCCACTGGAGTACCAAATTGAATACGGTCATAGTTAAAAATGAAAGTTGAAGTAGTTCCATCATTCATTGATCCATGGCCTGAAACATGACCATTTACATCGAACTTGATAAACTGCTGAGCATAGATGCCATCTACACTTTCACTGACATTTTGAATAGACGAACTATTCTTACCGACTTTAGTTTGCAACGTTTCCGTTACTTTTATCGTTGAAGAAATAGCACTAGCATTTGCATTGATTTGTTGCTGAAACAAAGCATTGCTCTCATTCATTTGTGCAGAAACTTGATCTGTACGTTTAGATTGAGCCAAATCCCCTTCGATGCGTGCTGACTGTTCAGACCAAACGCCAGCATAACCGCCATCATTACCAATTAAGTCTGATTCAGAGCCGATTAAAGGCGGGTTAATTTGAGCATAGACACCATCAAGTCTGATCGTTTGGGCAAGAACTTTGTCATCTACATTCTTAATGTCTGACTTAATTTGCGTCAATTGTCCCGTTGAAGCTTTATCGTCAAGCTCAAGATTAATTAAATCAATCGCTTCAGCATTTGCCGATGACTGCTCAACTGCTACCTGTGCCGACTGGCGTACAGTTGCAAGAGCACTATCATTGCTTGCGATATACGTATCAATCTTTTGAACTGTTACTTTATCGCCTTCAATTCGTGCTTGTACTTCTCGTTGTGCATAAGCCTGTAAGTTATTTAACTCAACTGCCGTTGTATCAATACGCTTACTAAGTGCTAAGTCCCCTTCGATCATTGCCGATTGAACTGACCAAGTTCCTGCGAAGCCCTGATCATTACCGATCAAATCAGACTCAGATCCAATCAAAGGTGGATTTAACTGTGCATATACACCGTCCGTTTTTTCAGCAACTAATGAAAGATCATCTGCAACAACACGAATATCTTCCTGAACCGCCGCAAGACCATCATCACTTGATTTCTTGACCGTTTCTACAACTTCAAGAACACTTTCATCACCATCAATAATTTGCTGTGAAAGGCCATCTGAAGCTTGCTGAATAGCGTTTTGACGATCAATGACTTCTTGTGCAATCCGATCTTTCGTATTTTGTATATCTTGCTTAATTGGACCAATTTCAGCGTCAATAGTCTCAATATGATCAATCTTGGTTTTAAGATCCTGATTGAGTTGAGATTCACTGATTTGATCATTTAAAAGCTCAAGAACATCTGTTGCATCGGCAGAAGTCGTCGCATGAGTCCAATCCGACCAAGGTCCTATATTCCCGATCCTGTCGATCAAGCGGCCACGATAAAATTGAGTCAGATTTGACTGCAAGCCTTGAATCGCATGTGTGGTAGTTGGATAAGCGAATAAGCCTAATTGGGCAATATTACTGGTTCCATCTGGTGAAACTTCAATTTCAGTATAAGCCGTATCAAGCGCACCAGTTGATGGAAAGCCCCAATTAAGTTTTATACCGAATAAAATTCCTGTAGCTTGAATAAAAGCGGGTTTCGGCGGCAAGCCTTGCTTTCCAGAGAGTTCAGTCAAAGTTGAATAAACTGGTAAAGAAGCTATTTCAAATGCTGAAATCGCTGTTACTCGTGCTTGATATTGACCCGCATAAATACCTGGTACTTCGACTGAGTTGTTGCCGGTTATTGGAAGCTTAATCCAACTCCCGTCATCTTTACGCCACTCAACTTGATATTTAACGGCTCCTTTTGCCTGCGTCCAAGATACTATCATGGTAGCCACGTTGATGCCCTGATCAACTCGGCTTTCACCAGTAACAACGACATCAGTTACAGGATCCTGAATTGTTGGGTTCACAATCGAAATCGGAACCTCATCAAAATAAGCACCCTTATCAATGGCATCAAATTTGGCTGGGTTATATTGAAGTGCAGTCACTGAAAATTGATGATGCTCATCTTGGGTAATAGAAATCACTCGAAACTTCATTGTTGCCAAGTCTTGAGCATCAATCACCCAGACGTTTTGTGTGGCAATAGCATCAAATTCATGAGTAACAGTTACCACTCGACCAGAGATCGATTGAACTATTCGCGTTTGAGCTTTGCCATCCTCGCCATTAATAATCAGCCTGTCACCGGCAACTGCGACCACATCATCACGGTCAAGCGTAATGCTTTTACGATCTGCTGAAATAGCTGATACACGACCACCATTTGCACGACCTGCAAATAAAGGATCAGCAACTTCAATCACTTTCCCCGGCAATGGTATATAACCGTCCAGACCAACCTTGAAAGACACAGTACGTGTTTCAAGTTGCTCAGACTTTAATGCCCACCAGCCTGCTCGCTGCGCTTGTCCTCGCGAAGTGCATCCCCATGCGTCAAGCTCAAGAATACGAACTTGGCCCGCTTCAGCAATTGCTTTCTCATCGCGAACAAACTCATATTCGGTTTTGTAGTGATTAGCCGGGTTATCCCATGCAATTTTTACAACATTGTGCCTGTCTCGAGCACGAGTACCTGCATATTCAAAATTGCCATCAATAACATTAGCCCGGGTATAAGTGAAGTAAGTATCTTGAGGAATATCCGCATCACAAATAATGCTATTGCCATCCCAAAATGTGATGGCACGGAATACACCTGCTAACTTAGTTAAAATTTCAAAGGCACCTTCGGCACTCTGAAGATAAACGTTACAAGTAAAGCGTGGTTCTTGACCGCCCAACCCATCCGGCACCATTTGGTCACAGTATTGTGCTAAACGATATAAAGACCACTTATCAACCATTAGCGGGGTTAAGCGGTCACCCAAAGCATAACGGTCTACTGTGCATATATCGTAATATATCCAAGCCGGGTTATTAGAATATGCCTCTTTGAAAGTACCGTCCCACATTCCAACATACTGACGTGTAACCGGATTATAATTTGTAGGGACTTTTAGGATTCTCCCCTTCGCATCCATTGCAACTTTAGCAACGTTTCCAAAAGTCTCAGCATCATACTGAAGACCCAATAATGCTGTATTTGGATAGCGTAATTTCGCATCGATCACTTCTGTTACAGCTGCAATATACATCTTGTCGCTGACATACTCTGAAGTTGAGTTCGGAGTAAGTCTGCGAACTCGAATTAGCCAACCTGAGTCAGCTCGAGGTAAATCAATCCGATGAGCACGTTCATAATTTGCAGATGTTTTATCTGAAATTTTGGTTTTTAGTACTTCAGTCCAGACACCACCATCAATCTGTAAATCAATTGCGTATTCGATTGTTACGCCAGATACGTCACCATTTGTAGCATTCTGAGTACGTAAAGGTCCCCATTTTAAGCGCAGACGAACTGCGTCAAGATCAAGATTACTAAAAGCGCGGACCCACGGTGTTTCAGACTTCAGCTCCACATCGATAGCAGTTTCATTTTCTACTGCAGGAAAACCTTCAATGTATTCCTGATCATTAGTACCATTTCTAAAATCAACTTTTACATTTTCAAAGTTAAGGCTTCCATCTGCATTCTGAAGTGGAGTTTCTTCTAAATAAATTGACTGAAGCCCATTAGCTAATCCTTCAATCTCGCCTTCAGCCAAGCCATATAGAACCTTGATAAAGGTTTTAGATTGTGCAGAATCTGGTGAAATGACAGGTTGTCGTTGTTTTTTACTGCCTTTTTTTGCGCCTACTACTGCATTCATAAGAAATCTCACGCAATAAAAAAGGCGCTTTAAGCGCCTATTAAATAATTAAAATCTACATCTGATCTTCAGGATATTGACCTGCGCTCACAATGAAGCCGCCGATTTCCCGTTGACCATAAAGAATTGGAACAGGATTACCTTGTGCAACCGTTGTTACGGCTCCGCCAAAGCCCTTATTTGCTCTATTGCCGTCTTGGTTTTGATCTTGAGTCGTATCAACCTTCGGCATAAGCATCATAGCCACACCACCAAGCATCATTCCAATACCAGAGCCAATCAGAGCAGCTCCTAGTGGGGCTCCACCGCCCAATGTGCCTACAGTTACTAAAACCCCCACCACGACCATCACAGCACCTAATACAGTCTGTAATATTCCATTACCGCCTGCACCAACTACACGTGGAACAATATGAATAACCTCAGCTTCAGTATTCATGTCTAGCTGCTCTTCACCGATGTTATCGCCGGTAATGAGCCGCTTAGTTTCGTGGTCATAAATCGCTGGACGTTTCTTGCCTCGCTTATTACTCGAGTTCTTTCCTTTTAGAAACACGGCAAAGCGTAGGCCCTGCTCATGTGCATGCAACATAAAGTGTTCAAAGCCAGCGATCTGAACGGATAAAGCACGCATGGCTTCACGTGTATTTGCGACATCGAGCTTAAATTCACGACCAAACTTTTGGCCCAAGATGCCGTACAACTTAATTGTTTTTAACATCTCTATGCCTCAAGATTTTTACAGTACGTTCACTCCACTGCTGGCCATAAATTTCGCGTACTGACTTTCTGTTATATGGATGATGCAGAATTAAGCTTGAACCTATGCATTGCTCAGTTTGCTCCGATTTAAGCTGTCCATTATCACCCAGCCAAACAACCGCATGATTAGGATGCTCGGTACGCCCAACACGACAAACAAGCATATCGCCATACCGCGGTGTATCAACTTCATAGAAGCCTGCTTTTTCGTAATTCTCAAGGTAAAGTGATGGATGATCTTTATCTTCCCACCATGCATCTTTACGCTCGAAATCCATCAGTTCTACGCCCAATTCACGACTATAAAAATCACGAATCAGTGCATAGCAATCTTGCCACCCATGAAAATAATTACGCCCCACTAAAGGGGCGCGATAACCAAATGGTTCATAAACTTGAAAATCCAGATCCGGATATGAACAAATTACCCACGGCTTTTGATGTAATTCAATTTGAATTAAGTCTAGTTCTGAGGCTCTTGTAGTTCCGTCAGGGTGTGAATGCACATACGCTAATATCTCGCCCTGGTCTTCTGCTATAGCTAAATCTTCTGGATGGATTTCGAATTGATCAGAGTTTTTAGAAATATTGCGACAAGGAATATATTGCTTATCAATAATCACCCCACAGCACTCGTGTGGATAGCATTCATCCGCATGGGCCATGATTGCTTTTTTAAGTTTTGCTGTAAGCTTCATTTAGAAAAACCCCTTACAGTTTCCACATTTTGTGCACTTCCGCTGCTTTTGAGTTGGATAAGTAAGATATACTTTACCTGTTGGTTCAAAAAACCCACCACAAGGGCAGCTAAATTTAATTAAATAAGCTTTTTTCTCTTTAATCTTTCTTAATCTTAGAATGACAAAGTGAACCGCATAGCTTAGAAAATGAATGATTAGCGTCCCTACCATCCCATAAATTATTCCAAGTAAGATATTCATAAAACCTCACAATAAACTTGATGCAGGGAACCCGCCAAAAGGCAATGGCTTATTTTCACCAAATCGCAAGCGGCAAGACCGCAGGCGCCCACCACATCGATCTAAAGCTGGATCATTGGTAGGCTCATCTTTATCGGTGAACATTGCTACACCTGTGTAACCACACTCTTCGCCGCGATACTTCCCCATCATGCACCAATGGCATAATGATGTAATTTGACGTACAGGAATTTTCAACCCTTCAAAATCGATTGGGTTTGAAAGCTCAAAAGTTACTTGCTGGGCGTTTTCAGATGTCTTTTGCTCGATGTACCAGATTTGCTCTTTTGATTCATTCGATGCAGTTGGATTACCTGCTGTGAAGTTTTCGGCATCTAGGTATTTGGCAAGTGTGGTAATGACTTTAAGCTTAGCCCCAGCAAAGTCTTTAAACTGCAAACAGTAAGCAGACACAGCATTTTGAATGCCGTTAATATTGTTCGCCATGCTTAAAGTGGGTGCTGAAGCTTTACCATCTGATCGCATTTCAAGCCCAGATACTTCCAAAGCCATAGGCTCAAAAACTTGACCTTGCCAGATAATATTTCGGTTCCATACCTTCTGGTCACCGGTATCAAAAATCTTTCCAATGCTTCCAGAGTCTGCACCGATCAATCCTTCAGACCCGATGGATGAGTAAATTTTCTCCCAGTCTTGAAAAGCGATATGCCCATGGAAACGTAAAATGCCAGCCCCAAGTGAGCTGGCATCTAGTTCATACAAATGGATTAATCCATCGACATACAGCTTCTGGAAATCACTGTTCAATGCCATCAGAATTCCCCATTGCAGCCGCTACCGCTTGGCTTAAATTTGTCGTTTGAAATGATGGTGGTGTAATGCTGATTTCTTTTTGTGGCAATTCCTGCAATCGAATATCAATCCAACGGTTTTGTGTTATGTCGATCGGCTTATCAAGATCAGCAACAATCGCAGCCTGCTCAATATCGAATTTCTTTTTATATGTTTTGACTTCAATATCGCCATTTTCCAATTGTTCATAAAGCACAGCAAAAAGGATATTGCCGTTTGCATCTTTTGGAGTTTCGATATACCAGCCTTGCTGTGCAAAGCCAGTTGATCCTTTAACAAGGTAATGACCAATGCCTAATTTCTCAAAAGAGAGGGGTTGCTCAGCAG